AGATTGGTATTGATGCCAGATCTCTGTAATTCATAGAGACCAGAGGCAATGCCCTGAGTCAATTCCTGCTCGGTGAAGATATTGCCCTGGACATCGACATAGACTTCGATGATTGTCGCACCTTGACCAAGATCGACCATCGAGAGCTGTGGGAAAAGCGGCGTAGGAGCAGGCAATCCGAAGTCTGTGGCTCTTCCTGGAGCTACTCTGGGAAATGGCGATCCAGCCGCAGCCGTAGCGCCCATCGGTGGATTAGGAATCTCCACGCCACTCTGAGTCACATAAGTCACCGGAATCTCGACCTTGAGCTTGTTCAAGCGCAGAGTCTCGCTCTCCACGAATGCCGCGCGCGCCTTGTCCAGTGCGATGAGTTTTTCGAGAGCTGCCTCGTCATCTTTGTAGCCTTTGGTGCGGATTGCTTGCAGCCCCTCGATTGCAGCCAATGTCTCGGCATTGGCTCCTTGCTCAATGGCATTGCGCTTGGCCGCCACCAGTTGAATGTTGTCTAGGTCAAAGCGCGCCGCTAGGTCTGACTTGATTTTGTCTTGTCGCGCTTCCTCTCGCTTCTTGGCTCGCTCCTTCTCCTTCTCAGCCGCGAGCTTTTTCTCTTGCCCTTGTAGTTGCTTCTGAAGAGCTAGTTGCTCGGCGGTAAGTTTGTTGATCTTGCCGTCAATCTTCATTCTGCCCACAGCGGCCAGGTCTCGCTTGGACTCGGTGGCCATAGTCGCAGCTAGGGCTTCTCTTTGCTTGCGTATCTTCTCGCCGGACTTTTCCAGCTTGCCGAAGATAAAGTCCAAGCCGACCAAGACCTTGCCAATTGGCGTGAGCAAGAGACCGACAAGAGCCAAAGGTTTCAAGATGGGCTTCAATTTATTAAGGAAGTGCGCCAGTCCGATGGCTACATTGCCAAAGCGTGTGCCGATATTTTCAAGCTGCCCACCGACATTCTTCAGGCCGCCCTTCTGATCGCCGGAGAGGATTTTGAGAGCTTCGACCAAGCCCATGCCCAGATTCTCCCTAGCCTTCTCGCCAGAGATGCGGAGCTTGTCGAGTTGCCCAGCAAAGCCGTCAGCAGCGGCAGCAGCTTGCCCAGAGAATTTATTGGAGAGCTCTAAGATTGCTCCATCCAGATCACCGGCTTTGAGCTTGGTCTTGTCCAGTCCGACATTGAGTCTTCCGAGAGCTGCGGTGTTGCCTGAATAGGCGCGGCTCAGAGCTGCGGTGACTGTGGCAAGATCCTTGCCACTGCCCTTCGAGACATCCAGAGCTATTCGCAGAAGCTCTTGTGAGGAAGCCACATCGCCTGTCGTAGTGATGAGCTGCTGCAAGGCAGGTCTCAAGAGGTCTTCCGAGACACCGAATGCCGATTGTAAATCTTGCACGAAGGAATCGACTTCTGAGACCGAGAATGCTGATCCCACATTCTTTAATGTCTGTTCTAGTGACCTGAGCGCTCGGTCTTCATCTTCGACTGCTTTGAGAGCCAAAGACATCTGCTGCTGAGCGAAGTAAGTGGCGGCAGTGCCGGAGAGCAAGAAGCCCAGTTTGGTACGCATTCCCGCTTGCAGAGCTGTCTTGCCCAGGGATGACATCTGTTTCTGTGCCTGTTGCAGACCTTTGCTGTTGAGCTTAGTGATAAAGGAGACGATGACTGATCTATTGGCCACTATCTCTCCCTTCCAAAGCGAGCCAAGATGGGATCAATAATCTGCTCCATCTTTGTTCCAATCTGTGCGCCATGATCTTCCAATATCTTCCAGACCACGCGCTTGCGATGGCCATGTTTGCGATTCATATTGTCGCGCATCAATTGACCGGCATTGGGATTCCGCGCTGCAAAGCGTGAGTCATTGCGCTTCTTGCCTTGCCCAATGAGCTCAAACATCTTGCCACTGATACTTCTATTCATCAGACCCACTACATTGTCGAAGGTCAGAGTGCGAGAGCGGTGAGATCCCCTTGTGATGCGAATGCCTTGTCTGGCTTCTGCTCCATCCCATCTCCACCGGACATGTGCATCTCGACCACGATGTTGGCGATCATTCTCCCATCCGGCTGAGGTGTAAGTGGGAACCACTGTGCGCCATTGGCTCAAAGGAGATTCTGCTGGGATGAAATCCTGTGCGATAGCGACATAGGGCTTCAGAATCTTGCGCGTGTCTGTGTTGAAGGCTTTGCGCGCCTGTGGATCAATCAGCTTCAAGTCTGCCAAGACCTCATCGAGATTCGAGACATACAGCACATGGCCAGCATCTCGATTGGCCACATCAAAGAGGAATCGCTTGATCATCGTCTTCCTCTCTTTGACATCGACTTCTGTGCCTGTGCTCGCTCTTGCAGGATGGTCTTGATGGCTATCAAGATTCCTGGCTCACATTCCAGAAGATCATTGGGAGCGATTCCTGTCATCACCGACAGAGTGGCAATCTCAAAGATGCGACTCTGTCGGCTTACCCATTTGGGGCATCGGTGACAATATCCACTTCTTTCAATGTCTCCAGGAATGCATCGCCATATTCAAGCTGTGTCAGTCCTTTGCTTTTCAGACATCGATGAGCGATCCAGTAGAGATCGCTCTGTCGCTCTTCATCGCGTAGCCTCTTGTAGAAGCCACACTTGAATTCGCCCTCGAATTGAGTTTCGATGGCCGGAGTGACATCCAATGTCTCTGACTTGCCTTCCTTTGTCGTAATTTTTAGCCTCATCCTTCCGATTCCTTCCTATTAGGCCGAAGTGCTCTTGGTCAGCGCCTTGACCGGCCATGTCACTGATGCAGTGACTACCGATTCCGGCGTGGCTTGAATGGGCTGCCATTGACCGATGAAGCAGCTCATGGTGTAACTCGGATTGGTCGCTGTGACTGTTCCTGATACTGGAATCAATTTCAAGTTCAAGTACGAGCCGATTGAATCATCAATCAAGCTGTTGACCGAGGTTGCCGCGAAATCCTGGAACCATTCCAGAGTCACGCTGTTATTGTTCAATCCAGCCAAGAAGACATGATCTGTGTTGGTCATGGCTGTAATTTCGACAGCATCGACTTCACGATTGAGCGTGACCGAGCTGACATGATCTGAAATCGTGGTGCCTGCTAATATCACCACGACATTGTTGCCCATAAAGATTGCCATTTGTTCTCCTTTATCCGATGACTTCTACTCGGAAGCGATAGGCCAGATAGTCTATGCCACCGACTTGAAGTGATCCGCTTGTCGCTGTGGTGACTCGCAGTGTTTGACACGCTCCGGAGAGCGTTTTGTTATTCTCCAGAACAGTCTTGATCGAGCCTGATCCAGACCCAGACAAGTAACCATCCAGAGAATTCTGTGCTGAGCGTTCGCTCATTCTTCCTGTGATGAGGATGAGATCCAGCGTGGCTGTGTCGAATCCTCGATTCATTGATGTATCAAAGTTAAAGTCCAGCATCCCCACTACTGCCGCAGGCACATTGATGGAATCTGGAACTGTGTCGTAGATTCGCAGGCCGCTGATGCTGGAGAGCTGTGTCTTCATGTTATCTCGCACAGTCGAGACAGTCATGGTCATGCCAGAGTCTCCTTGCGATAGGCGCGCACCATAGCTGTCACATCGCGCCCCAGAGGGCTCATGCGAATTGCTCCAAGATCTCCCAGACCCAGGATGCCGCCTGGGGAATCCTTGCGCTTGTAGAGATCGGCAGTGAGGATCAGGCAAGCCTGATTGATGTCATCTGGTACTGATGGCCAGCCCCAGCGAGCTGTGACCTCTACGCCTGGCCGGAGTCCATTCTGGAAGAGTCCTGGGAAGATGGGGAATGTCACTGTGTTACTCACGACAGTCACTTGCGTAAAGGGTCGGCCAAGACTCGAAGCAGTCAGTGGATCCATGATGTAGTCAGTATTCAAGACCAGCGTGGTCTCGAATGTGCCATCGCCATCATCGTCAGTCTTGACCACCAGGCTGCTGGTGGTGCTGATGTCATCAGTGTAGAGAATAATTGGAGAGCTCACGCGATACTTGCGCGCTGAAGCAGATTCATCCTGATAGAAGCGGCGATTGGCGATTCTGTCGATGGAGCGTGATGCAGCTTCCACCATGTCTTCCAGAAGCGTGTCATCCACACTGTCTGTGATGCTCAGGAATGTCTTGATCTGATTGAGTGTGGCATAGCCGTTAGTGATGGCCATCAGCAGCTTCCAATCGAAAGGGAATTCGTGACGGATAAGAGAGAACCAATGTCAATCTTCCCCATGTGACTGATCCTCTCTTGTCGAAGCTGCTGATGGTCAGAGCCAGGGAGCCCTCGGAAGGGAAGACTCCCTGACAGCCAGAGTGAGCTAGAAGCTCGGAGTGGCCAATCCAGTGCCGTTGATTTGAGCGACTGCATTGGGATAGCGGAGTGATGTATAAGCTCCGAAGCCATACATGACGATATTGATTGCGACTTTGCCATTTGGCTCCTCAAAGGTCACATACTGTGGATCGCCATTGCCTTCCTCAAAGAGATGCGACTCATTAGCATCCAAGACGAAGATGGTGTCTTGGTTTGTGCTTGATCCTTGTGCTGTGGAGATGTTGGCATCAGTGACAATCGGCAATCCAAGTATCGAATAGCCTGAGTTAGCGCCGTAGGATGGATAGCCCGTACCCGTAGCAATCGCATTGACTGGATTGTAGGCAGTAGGCACGACCAGTGGTCGATTCTGTGAATCTAATCCGGCCAAGAGGAATCCGAGACGGCGTGGATGCATCACAACATGTGTGGGGCTGACGAAGACATTGGACTGAATCTGTTGGATTGCATCGGCAATCTTTGGATAGAGCCCTGCCACTGTGCCTGTGGTCGCTGTGTAAGTGACCAAGATTCCTGTGGTCATGCCCAAGATTCCCAATGGCTGACCATTTGAGCCAGTGCCGTTGATGATCAAGTTGTCGAGCTTTGTGTGATACGCGCGAATGAGATCCGCGAGCACAATGTTCTCGATGTTATAGCCGCGTTGCAGTGCTTGCTTTGAGACAGACTGCTGACCAGCGATAGTGAAGACATCCACTGTCAAAGTGGTGTCATCGATATCAGTGCTAACTGCTGCTGTGTTCTCAGAAGTTTGAGCTGCAACTGCTGTGCCAGTGGTGATGCGCGAGATGACTGCGCTCATGCCTTGTGGCGGGAGTTGATGCTTGCGTGAGGTGTCAGCGAATGGTCGGCCTGCGCGAGCTAGTGGAGCATAGAGATCCACAAGATACTGAGGCACGACAAGACCGGCGAAGTTAGAAGTTGAGACTGCTCGCTTCTCAATCTTCATCTCTCGCTGATGGCGAGTGATGCGCTCTTGCGCTTCTGGATTGTTCATGAATTGCGCGGTGTAAGCATCAGCCAAGAAGCTGTGACCGCTTCTCTCTGTATAGGTCAGCTCTTCGCGTACAACATATGCAGGAGATGCAGAGCGATTCTCTGTTTTGCTTCCTGCATCGACTTTGGCAGCAAGATCGGCTGCCTTTGCATTGCGGAGCTCGATGTCCGAGATCTGCTCGATGCGCTCATCGAGCTTCTTGATCTCCACATTGAGAGCTTCCACATTAGCGAGCTCGACTTCTGAGATGTCGCGTTGCTCTTCGGCAGCGCGCTCGACAATCGACTCGATCATGCTTGTCTTGCTCTCACGCTTCTCGCGTAAGGAGACAAGGAATGAATTGGACATAGTTCTCCTTCAATAGTGGGATGGTGAGAAGGTGTTGCCGACAGGCAAGGTGTTCTGCTGGAGTGTGATTCTATATGATACGGCGCAGATGTGTCAGTATTGTCAAGGCTTTTGCGACACGCGATTGATCACGCTTGACAATCGCATCTGCCCATCTCTTGCCAGGATCGCCGCCCCATAAAGCCCACGCGATTCTGCCGTTGGATGGATAGCCTTCTTCTCCTGGTGAGAATCCTTCGCCTTGCTTGTCCACTTCATGTCGAGCGAAGAAGGATGACATCCGGCGCACTGTCTCAATCGGCAGATTTGACCCATTCGAGATGTCACGCGCTCGCGCTATTCCAATCTCAGTGCCGCCTCTGCCGAATTCTCTGCGCCATGCCAGACCGCGCTTGGCTTCGGCAATCATCGCCGCTGTTGGAGAATAGGACTCTTGGCGCTCTTCTGCCTCTTCCATGACCCATCTGTTGCAGTAGAAGTCAGCTTGGACATTGGCCTCCCAGAGATTGCAGTAGCCCTGGACATAGTGAAGGCA